TCCATAAACCAAACGAAAGCTTTATCGCTTTCACTGTTATTTTTATTTACTAATGTATTAATTGCTTCTTCAATTTGTCTTTGAAAAAATTCTTGTGTCTCCATAGAATATCTAACATTATCTATGTCTGTTGAATCACTCATTATCTATATCCTGCTTTTGATGCAACAAGATCTATTCCTTGTGCGTGTTTAAATGATGTACCTGAAGCTATTTTTACATTAGATCTTATATATCTACCTGATTGTCTAACAGGATTAATACCACTTGCTACCATAGAAGATGAACTAGATTCTGTTTCTGTGTCTGCTAATCTTTCTCTAGTTTTAACAGTAACTGTTGCTTCTGCATCTACTATTGGTCTAACTCCTTGAATGTTTGTTCTAGCTCCTGGAAAACCTTCTATCTCAGCTGTTTCTATTTCACATTCATTTGAGTTTCCTGAAAAGATTGCAGCTTTAAAATCTCCATCTATTGCACCTAAAAACATTTGTCCACCATCCCAATAATCTGTATCTAAAGCAGCGTTAATATCTTCAAGGTTTTGAGATATAATATCCATTAATTCTACTGTATAAGCTCCTACAAATTGTGAAAATATTTGACTAGCATTTGTTTTAGCTAAAGACCATTTTTGTGTAGCATAGTTATATATAATTATTCTATCACAAGTACCTGTTGTATTAGAAGTATTATTTACACTTGGGTACAACCACATAGCTAATGTATTAAAAGGATCTGTTGCTGCTACTATTCTATCAGCATATGCTTTATTTAAATCAGCATCAAAAAATCTATTAACTTTTTCTACTCCAATACCTACTACATTATCACCTTGTATTTCATAGAATCCGTCATCAGCATAAAAGAATACACGTCTATTATCTTGACATACTGTCTTTCCAAAAATAGCTCCTCTGTTTGGAGATATAACTGACAGTCTAAATACTGTTGCTCCACCAACATAGTCCATACGAACTATTTGATTTTGTCTAAATACATAACCTACTTCTCCAGAAGTTATAGCTACAATTTTACCACCTGATCCTGGAAGATCTTGAAAGTCTGATTGTTTACCTGACCATACTGTTATGTCATTGATACCAGACCATTGAATTCTGTTTGTTGCTCCACTAATATTACCTGTAACTAAGAAATCTCTAATAACTCCAGATACTCTAAACAAAGGACAAGTTCCTGCAGTTTGAATTGATGTAAGATTAGCAAAGTTAGTTGATGTTCCCATTAAATAAAATTGAGCTGCATCTACTCCATTACTTGCAATTACGTATTCACCAAACTGTGTAAATGTCCAATAGTCATCATCATCTCCTGTTAAACTTCCTTTACGAGAAGTAAAAGATCCTGATGCTAATTGATATATATCTGTTTTAGTTGCTACAAAATTAAATACAGCATTAGAGTTATCTCTAAATGAACCTGAACCATGTGCATCTTTACCAGTTGTTGACGTACCTGAATATGATACCAATGATGGAAATCTTTTATAAGATCCCAAAGCATGGTAAACATTAGTTGCTACGTTGGCCCCTTTCATACCATGTGCTGGTTGATCAGGCATCCATTCTCCAAAAGGTATTTGCATTATCTATTCCTATAAAATGATAAGTCGGTTTGTATATCTGTTCTTTGTTGAACAGGAGCTCCACCATATGAATCTTGTTTATCGTTATTTTCGCATCTTTCTAAAGCAGATATATACATTTGTAACCATTGTTGAACTTGGTTAGGATCTATACCACCTAAGAAGTTTGCTGCATGGTATAAAGAACCATACAAATATATTCCAGGATGATTAGCTAATATGTAATTAGATGTAGCTGTATCGCTTAGTGCTGTAAATCTTTTATAATATGATAAGTAACCAGTATAAGCTGTGTCTGGTGCAGGGCCAAATCTTAAAGATTCTGCTGCGTCATCACTTTCAATTGTATAAACTCTAGGTCTAGCAGTTGTAGATCCTGCTTTAATCTCAAACATATTGTGAGGTGTAATATACTTAAGTGCAAACTTAGTACCAGCAGACAATATATAAAATGATCTTACTCCAATAAAACCAGTAGGAACTGTTTCAGTTTCAGAGTCTATTGTAATAGCATCTATTTGTTCCATTTGTCTTATTCTTAACTTAGCATTAAAATCAGCTTCAGCTAATCCAATGAAATCGTCAATTTGATTTGTTAAGTCAGATCTATTAAGCCAATCTGCTATAGATGCTTTTAGTCCTGAGTATGATGTTAATGCCATTATAAATTTCCTTCAGCTGTTCTAAAATATCTAAACTCATTACTATTAAGTTTAGTTCTCATAATTTTTCTTTGAATGTCTTTAGGTAATTGAAACCAGTTGTTAGTTCCGTTATATTCTTTAGCCCATATTGAAAGTATTAAAGGTGGAATACTTGCCACTCTTTTCATTTCTTTAGCACCAGATATATAACCAGAGTCATGATTATAAAGAGCTTTGTTTCTTTTTAACAAAGGGTTTACATCTTGAGAGTTATTGATAGTTAATTGACCATCAGACTCTTGGATGTATTTAGTCTTTACACCTGCATCATATTCAACTGATCTTATCTTACCCATAAATTATTCAGTTAGTTCTGTAACGTATAATTCTCCGTCTGATCCACCTATTCTTAATACACCTATTTTTTCTCCAGCTGATACTTTAATAATTTCAACTTCATCTGCTGGTAATAATGGTGTAGTAACTGCAGCTGTTGGGGCTACGCCTACTGCTATGTGACAAGCAATAGTACTAACTACTCTAACATATTCTGTTCCATCTGTAAATGCAGCACTTCTAGTGTTTGATGATCCTGAAGTTAATTTAAGTGTAACTCCATGTCTTAATGCATAATTCATATTATGTTCCTTTTGTTAGGGGATGTTGCCATCCCCATAATTAATTATCTTCTTATAACGTAAGTGATTTCCATTTTAGATGCATTTGTTGAACCACCATTAGTGATTGCTTCAATTAATGATCCTTCTAATACTTCATTTAAAGCTGTTGGTTCTACTGAGTATTTTTTACCTGCAGATCCTGATGCTACATGACTAATCGCTGCACTTGTACAAGCTACACCATCTATTTCAAAAGTAATAGCTGCTGTTCCTGTAGTAGTTGCTTTGTTATTTGCAAAAATTTTAATAATTCTACCAGCGTCTGGTACAGTAACAAATGTTGAAGATGATGCTGATACGTCAGGTATTGCTGATGTTATAAAGTAATCGTTTAATGTTCTCATTTTATTATCCTATTGTTCCGACCATAACCTTTTTCTGATCTTCAATTATTTAATTAAGTACTAGGGGAGTAGTACTAAGGTTACCCCCCTAAATACGTGTCTTATTATGATGTAGTTAAGTCAGCAACTAAACCTGAAGCTGCTTCGTTTCTAGATTCAAGAGTTGCTTCTACAAGAAGTTGTCTTTTCTCTGAGTCACCAGTTTTTGCTAGTTCATGCATAGAGAAGTCTCTTAAGAATGCAACACCGAAGTATTCCATATCAAGTACATAAGCGTCTCTATCTCTAGAGAATCTATTAGGTACTACTTGAAGTTGACCAAAGTCAGATGCGTACACGTCTACTGAAGTGTATAAAGTTGCATCTGCACCAGCGTCAAATCTAGTAGAATTACCAGTAAATCCTGATAATTTTTGCTTGTTGAAAGGCCCACACATAATCATAGATGGGTCTCCACCAGCATTCCATACTGATTTGATTACTGATTTAAGAGATGCTTCAGTGAAAGCTCTTTGAGTTCCATCAGTTCTAGCAGTGTTTCCAACACCAGATCCTGTAGTACCATCAGATGCTTTGTCATCATTAGTGATAACCCAAGCTCCAAGAGTTCCCATTTTTCTTGCAGTTGTTGCATTTCCTGCTACTTCAGCAATGTTGCCAGTAATAGTAGCTTCCATGTCTCTTTTTAGTTCTTTAGCTTTTTTAGCTATTTGGTAAGCGATCTCAGATGCTCTACCTGCTTTATCTACAGACTCTTGAGTTCCAGTAATAACTACAGTTTTATCCATAATTTGAGAACTGTTAGAAAGTCTAACTGTTGCAGTTGATGCGTCTAAAGTTGCTTCGTCACCTTCAATAACAGCATTGTTAGTAGCTGCTGCTGCAAGTGCGTCTGTTTGCCATTCGTGAACTACTGCAGTTGCTTGTGTTTTAGCAGCAGAACTTAAAAATGGTGTATCTGTTGGTGAGATTGAGTAGATAACGTCAGAAAGATCTTCTCTTTCGCCTACTGAATCATACGTGTCAAACGTATTAGTTGGTTGTGCCATTGTTTATTTCCTTTGTTGAGATTTAAGATTAATCATATC